TCTCTGACTTCGTGTGAACAACACAATGATGCCAGTAGTTTACCACCAAGGTAGTTGTAACCAAATGGTTGACATGGGACAATAACAAATCCCATAATCGCAGTTTTGTTAAACGTAGACAGTTCTGGTACGTTACCAAGGAGTTGATTGCGAGGCGCACAGTTGATCACTGGCGAACCAAATCGCATGAACCCCACAAACTGTCCAGTGTTTTTCTCACGCACTGCCAGTTTAAGGGCCTTGCCTGGGATTGAAACCATATTACTATGACTACTAATCATATTCAAACAGGTATCCCAAGTCATATTGTCAAGTTCGATGACCTCTAGATCCATGTCCTGTGGGGAAATGGAGAAGTCATCAAACATGTCTGTATCAAAACCAAAGCCAGGCAAAGTTTGAGGTAGTGAACGAATCTGTGCCATCTTCTGATCACGCATGTATTCATCAATTCTATCGAACTGACCGAAGTAATTATTGAAGATGTTTGCACAGTGCAATGCCTGATCATTGTTTAGATTGTTAGTCAAGAGTCAAGTTGCTCCATTTTTTAAGTTTCTCACGTTTTGCGTCTGCACATGCATCCACATTATTCCAACTAATCAAATCCCATTCGTGTAGTAAGTTCAACATACACATAAGATCACCGACTTCTGACTCCAACTTCTGATTGTTGTCATATCCAAATCGGATCATCTTTGCAGCTTCGATTGCAACCTCTGAACATTCTTCCATAAGAATAACCATCAGTTCATCACGCTCTGAAATTTTATCATTACCCATTATATCACTCTCCTAAGAATTTGTCAAGCCTTGGTGGTTCCCACCCTTCTGGTTTTAGAACTTTTCCATCTTCACGTTTGCGAACCTTACCAGTATCTGGATCAATCTTCGCAAAATTTGTTTTCATAACTTCATCCCATGCACCTTGTCCATCCATACCAGCTGCACGAATTGCACCAATAGTTACAACAAGAATGTCAATCAGTGCATCTAGTTGTTCAACCCTATCGTTTAACATCACTGCGTCTTTAAGTTCACCAAATTCTTCTTCGATTAGATCAAGATACAGTGCATAGTTTTCTGGTGACGGTTCTTGGTCACACGCATTACCAAACTTATTGATATCATCAAACAGTGACATTATATACACCTTTCGTTGTCATGATATATTGTGAGTTAACCGAACGAAGTCGATCCTTACGGAAACTGCGCCAACCATTGGACTCAACATCCCAAACGACAACGACTTCCTCACTCTTTTTGCGATTACGATTGATCTCTTCATCAGTTGCCACTGGTGTTGGGAGAACGGACGGATCCAGTGTCGCTTTCATCTGGCGTACAGTACCATCTGCTTTCACAAATTCAATATCAACAACTTCAGTTGCAAGTTGTTCTTTTAGTAAGTCAAAATCATACATTGACGGTCTCCTTCAAAGTTGTTATCATATCTTTAATTCTAAGTTTTTCTTTCTTTGCCTTACTGATGTGTTGATCTGGTGCTTTCTCAGCAATCAACGCTTCTACGATGGCATGTTGATGTTTGTGTGCATCTTCAAGATGTTTCAGTCGGCGTTCTATCTTATCGGTCATACAAAGAAATCCTCTAATGTGTTTACTTTTTCTGGTGCCCACCCGAGCGCCTCTAAGATTGGTTCGATAGGGCCAAGAAAGACCTTCTCGAACTGTTTCTGGTAATCGATGTAATCATCCAGTCCGAACTCTTTTGGTAGGACGCCTGGGAATGAGATCATGTTCTCTTTCACAGGGTTTGGTTGTTTGAGATATAGGAACTTGATCTTGTCACCAGACTGAATCCCTTCAAACTTCTTGTCCAACTTCTTAGTCTTCAGAAACTGATTGAAGAGAATACACCCACGAACATGCATAGGACAACCCTTCTTGTATCCACCCCTCTCCATGTACTTCTCAATGTTGTCAGTACCAGAGTTCTTGGCGATATCTTCTGGGGGTAGAGACGTGAACTCGTCTTTGAACTTTGCAATAAATTCTTGTGTGTCTTCTTCAGTACCTTCCATAATAACTTTGAAAGCGTCCTTGAGTTTATCACGACAGATCTGAGGAGTAGATGACCGTACGGATTCCAGACCAGTAACACTGATCTTGGGAGTTTCGTAGTGGACACCCTCAGAGTTCAGTGTATTCATAATGTAACGTTTCTTCGCAATAAACACTGACTTGTCTGTGATCTTCTCACGTTTCATGAACATCGCTTGACGGTATGCACCCATCTTCTTAGCGAGTTCCTCATATCCTTTCTCAAGGACGCCTTCAATCTTTGTACCACACACCTGATCAAGGAACTTCTCGCCTTGTTCTCTTGTAATGTCAACAGTCCCGAATACTTCTTCGATCAGTGGGCCAAAGTTTACATAGATGGAGTCAGTATCGATATACACGATATAGTCTTCACCTTCTGTCTTCAATAGTTTGTTCAAGTACCCATTCACAGACTTCTGTGCATAACGAATGGACAATTGACCAGAAGTGGTAATTGCCTCTGCGAATTCCATAATGTAATACAGGAAGTAGATGTTCGCAGTCGCACCATACAATGAGTTCATAGAAATCTTGATAGACATCTGTGCATTGTGAAGTTGGGTTGCCTTGGATTTTAGTTTTGCTTTCTTACGTGGATCTGTCTCGTCTTCCAGAGCCTGTTCCACCTTCAACATCTCTTTCTTAATCAGAGAACGTTTGTTGTAGTACTCGTCAATGATATCTGGAATGATACCACGTCTCTCATTTGAGAAACATACACCGTTTGCAGCGACTGACACAGTCTTATCATTGTTTTGATAGTTGTCTTCCAGAACCATCTCCTGAGAGATAGATTCGAGACGTTGAGGAATGTATGTCTCTGGTGACATGTTGTATTGCAACATGAGGTGTGGGTACAGAGAGTTCAAGTCAAAAGACACCACCCAAGGATGCATCCCGACTTTAGGATCTTTCACGTAACCACCAACCAGTTCATCACCACGTTGGCCAGGCCCGTGTTTGAGTGGGGGAACAATATTGTCTTTGATCAGACGACGATAGATAGTGGTCTCCCAATATCCCACCGTACCAAATGCATCACGACAGTTCACACCACCAGTGTACGCAAGAGTCATAACCAATGACATCAACGCTACCTCGTCTTCAAGACGTTGAATCAACCAAGTGTCTTTGAGGTTATAGTCCAAGTAGAGTTGAGGGTTCTGTTCATAAAGAGTAGTAAGGTTACCGTACTCAGAGTAGTCAAGTTTCTTCTCACCCAATACAACGTGTGCAATGTGATCCAACTTGTATGTCTCTTGTGTACCGTACTTGTACGCAAACTTCTTGAACGTATCAAGATAGTCAACGACACTGATACCAGATATCATGTAGGTGTATTGAGTCTTACCGAACATGTTAGCGGTGTGTTGTTTGAAGGATCTCCAAGGAGAAAGTTCTTTCGCCTTCTCTTCACCAAACAAACGGATGATACGAGTGACGAGATATTGCACGTCAAAGAACTCTACGTTCCAACCAGTAACGATGTCGGGGAAGTCATTCGCCCAGATCTTGATGAAACGGAGTAAGAGTGCATGTTCTGTATCGAACTTCATGAACGCAATGTCATCTGGATCGATCTCAGTTGTAGTAGCGTATTTGTCGAAGTCCTTACGTCCTAGTAGATGATAGGTGTTAGACTTGGAAGACTTGTATGCGATAGAGGTAATCTCTTTGTCTGCAGTCTCAATATTAGCGTAACCATCAGAGATGTCAACCTCAATATCAAACGAACAGATGTTGATCTGATCCATGTCATACTTGATGTCGTTGGGGTAATTCTCTTGGATGAACTGTGCAACGTAACTCTGAGTACCACAGATACCAAAGTTAGAAACATCCCTGTAGTCTTCGATGAATTGTTTTGCCTCTGACATAGAGTCAAACTGTTTACGATGAAGTGGGTTGTTACCATGCAGAGAACGGAACTCTCCACCAGACTTCTGAGTCTGTAAGAATAGAGAGGGTTTGAAGTCAACTTTGCGAGAGAACCGTTTACCGTTCTTGTAGCCTCGGTGAAGGATCTTGTTACCGTATCGTTCAACCGATGTGTAGAACTCTGCCACTATACTTGTTCTCCCATGTTCTGTGTAATTTCTGTCATCTTAAGAAGTATATCAGAAACTTCGTTCTCTGTCAAGAACCCTTTTACACTATCATAATCTTCAGTCACCCCATCCAATGGGGTCTGTTCGCCGTGTTTAAACACTGCAATCTCATAGAGTCCACTCATTGTGCCATAGGAAACGGAGTTGCGAACAATGGAAAGTTCGTACTCACCGAAGTTTACTACTGACTGAATGCCTTTTGGGATGTTTGTGTTTTGAAATTCTAGATCACTGAATTGCATAGTATAGTCCTATAATTTTTCACTTAGGATACATTATACAACTTTTATGGTTGGTTGTCAACCTCTTTCTTCAGTTTATTTTCCCACGCTTCTTCGAAACCATCTAGGTGGTAAACTGTTTCGTGGTTACCCCACATTCTTCTGAAGTAACCATCATAACAATCGAACACCGTTTTTTCGTCAGCACCTAAATGGCCCTTGACTATCCAAAACATCCGATAGGCTTCTTTTCGTGTCATGCAATCTCACTGAAGTTCTTTACCTTGTCAAATTTGATGTGTGATGTGAACTTCTCTGCAAACTGATCACCACGGTGTGAGATCACAAAGATGTTGTCGTCTGTGTTTAGATTATGTAATGTTTCGATTAAGTTCTCAATACCCGAACCATCCAACGCACCGTCAAGTGTTTCATCTAACAACAATAAGTTGGTACTGACACTGTTACGCAGTTTTGCAACAGAACGCCATGCCAACATGATAGACAATGTGATGCGGAGTTTCTCACCCTCAGAGAATGAGGCGTAAGAGAATGCATCACGAAACCTTGATTTGATAACTTCATTAAAGTTTTCGTCGAGTTGGAAGTCCACGAATAGATCAAACGCTCCAAGGTATTTATTGATT